TATGGTTCGCAATAGAAAAGGGCTAGCGCCTTGGTCTCTTGCAAGAGAGGCGGGCATCGAGTCCGCAACCGTAGACGGAACTATAGAAGTTCCTCAACTAGTACAACCCGTATTAGATACGGGCTTTGTAGATGAAAAGGGAGATTGGAAAGGGGCCAAGAGTAGTGACAAGGACTTTATCGCTTTCCATACTGATCTAGGAATAGCTAATGGTGGATATATCTTAACGCCCGGAGTTAATCCTGATGGCACATGGCCTTTAGATATGACAGGTTATCAGGATCTCTTTATCGCAATTAAACCTAGTAATGGGGGTAATTGTGCAATAGTCGCAGTAATGGGACCGGATAGCACTTCGTTTGCTAACTTAGACCCTGTTAATGCGGCGGCAGCATTGAAAGGGGCAGGTGATACAGGAGCCCATAGAAACGAAATGGAATTATTATTAAGTGACTCTGCCGAAACTCTGACTGCTGACGTTTGGAATATCTTTACTTTAAAATCTATATTTTCTAACCAAAAGCTATTGCAATTTAAGATTACTAACAACAGCGGCGGATCTTCTGACATTGAAACAGCATTTATGAGATTGGTATAATGCCCACAAAGAGAGAACGTGAATATTACCGAATGGGCTTTAGTGATGGTTACAAGTCCGCAGAAGGTCAAACTAAATGGCAACGTAAAGCTAAAGAAATGACTAGGGAAGCTGCCGCTTCTAGATTGTTTAAACCAAAGCGTAAACTATCAGCATGGAATAAGTTTGTAAAAGCTAACAGCAAGAAGCCACGTTTCCGATATCGTAACGGTAAGTTGAATCTAAAGAAAATGGCGGTTGCATTTCGTAAAACTCCAGCTGGTAAGAAAAAGAGGCGTTAATGGCCTACGTAATCATTCCTGATGGGTTTACCCTCAAGAAGGTAACAAAGCAACAAGAACAGGCGGTAAACGCTTACTTTAGACATGAAAACACAAACACACTGCTTGAGAATGTAAACACGCCTTTGGTTGTTGGTGGTATGATTGGCGCCTTTGTTGGGGTTAAATTAGCAGACAGTATTATTGCTGATTTAGAAAATAGATTAGGTGCATTAAGTGATGATGTTAAACAGGGAATAAGAGATACTATAGATATAAAACTAAACCTCCCGACATTAGGAGGTCCTACAGGTGCGCAAGCAGGAATTGACCTTATTAATTATATCAAGGGGATTGTATGAATCTTACAGCATTGATACCGTTAGTCAAACTCTTAAAGGATGCATTAGGGCCAGTCTCACCAATAGGCCCTCCTGCACCCGATGTTGTACAAACTGGCGAAGTGAAGCCTATGTGTCCACCAGAACATTATGCCTCACAGGATACTTTTGGAAATTGGACTTGTGTTAGAATCCCAAAAGGTAGGTAGTTGTGGAAATTACAGCCATCGAATTAATAGGGCTTGCTGTTTTCTGGAGTATATTCTATTTCTTTCTTAGTCATTACATCGCAGGGTTAAGCCGCGATGCTTGGATTGAATATATCCGAGGTCCTGAATCCGATGAAATGCTTCTTGAGGCCCTAGATCCGATTGTAAACGAAATTGAGGACAGGATGCATGATAAACTGGAAGCGTTCCAATCTTCTTTTTTTGGTTCTCTTGGAGCGGCCAGCAAGAAATTAGACCAATCAACAGGTCAAGCAACGATAAAAGCAGTAACTAGGGATAACCCAATCCTTGGGTTTGTGGCTGAATACCTTATGAAAAGGGGTGGAATAGGGGAGTTAGTTGGCTCACAGAGCCAAAACACCCCCCCTAAACAGCCGCAGGAAAGAGAAAAACTAGGTCTAAAGTAGTACATATTATTATATTATAATTATATTTATGTACGTAGGCTTATTTTTTTTTTTTTTAATTAAGTGATTTATTTTAATAATAAAATTATAATATAATTATATATACTAGCCTCGTCTGTCTATCTGTATGGTGAGACAAATGAGTGACAAAGAACTAAACGAAAAGCTAGCATCCTTCTACAAGCTTGTAGAAAACTTGGACGAGAAAGGAAACTACCGGCTACCTATACATTGCGATTACTGCAATACGAAACTACCTTACAAAATCTACTGGAGTAGTAAGCATTGTGTTGAGTGCTTAACTGATTAAGATGATCTGTGAAGAATGCCAAGACTGTAAAGCACAGTATAAAGTCGCAGGTATCAACTTATGTTTTGAATGCCACGAAGATATTCAGTACATGCTTCATATCGAGTATGGAGCCTTAAAATGATTTGTGAGAAGTGCAACAAGAAGCTAATGTACGTCAGGGACGTTGTAGGAGATCCTTTCATGTATTGCCCTGACTGCCGTAGTGTTTGGGTTGAAATGACCGGACCAGCGAAAGGTGCTTGGTATGAGAGGGTTAACAAATGAGTCAAACCTATTTCAATGGTAAACATTTAGTTAGATGGAATGGTAAACAACCTAACGGAATGCGTTATTGGGATTGCAAATGTCCTGTTGAATATGTTAAGTTAAATCCAAAAGACTTAGAACTTTACGAGGTGCATTTTTGTGGGACGTAAGAACGAGATGAAGGTAAGCAAGGCTTTTACGATCGGATTAGAAGAAGCCGCCTTTATTGCGATGGAATCAGAACGTCTAAGTCTAAAGGTATCAGCATTTGTAAACAAATTAATTAGAAAAGCTATGCTTAAAGCAAGGGGAGAAGAACAGAAAAAGTATAAACCATCTGGAAAATGTTTTGAATGTAATGAATATCGGGGTTACGATCTAGTAGAGAAAGAATGGTTATGCGAAGTTTGTGAAACTGAAAAGACTGAATACATTAACGCTATAGTTAAGTAACCCTACTCAGTGAGAAGGTCGGGCGCCTTCGATGGCCGCCCCACTTAGGAGAAAAATATGGTACGAAGAAAAGCACGAAGGACGCGTCGAAAGCGTTCTTTTAGCGTAAATCTTTTGGAAACCGGCGCAGGGCTCGCTTTCTTACAAGCGGCTAATGCTGGAACAGCAGCGCAGTCTTTCATGGCAGGAAATATTAAAGGAGGAATTGATGTATTATCAAAAGCCTTCAAAGAAAACAAAAACGACTTCATTAAAATTGGAGTTGGAACCCTAGCCGCGAAGTTAGTTCTTCGCAGTATGGGAGGATCCAAAGTATTGGGAAGCGTAGGGCCCTTAAAACTACGAGCATAAGGAGAAATAAAAAATGGCATTCTATAGAACAAGAGAAGGAGCAATAACGGCGGCAGATACGTTTACCGCACTTGGTAGTCTTTACGGACAATCAACAACCGCATCAGTGCAGGTTCCCGCGTCAGCCACTTCCATAGTGGGCATAATCGCAACAATTAGCACAGATAGCGCATCCAATGGGGCCGCAACTTTCGGTTGTCAACTCTCAGGGGATGGACTTTCTAGCGGTCAGGAAACCCTAACAATAGGTTCTCAGGGCGTAGATGGTACACCAGCATCAAATGGTATGACCAATCTACCTATGACCTTGGACACTTCCATATCCGTAGTGGGTTCTAATCAAGTTTCCATTGCGGTTGCAATGGACGTCGATGTAGGTTCAGCTCAAGCGGCAATTACCCTAGTATTCCAATAGGATCATATGGTTCGCAATAGAAAAGGGCTAGCGCCTTGGTCTCTTGCAAGAGAGGCGGGCATCGAGTCCGCAACCGTAGACGGAACTATA